CCCCATCTTTATGCATCGTGGCAGTTGTATGATCAAAGTCTTCTAGAATTTTAGTATTGCCTACGGACTCATCATCTGAATCCCACCAATTGCCTTGTTCCCAATTGTAGGGCTTCTGAGCATAGGATTTTGTAGGACTTAAAGGTTTGGCGCGAGTAGAAAATTGATCCAGCTCAAAGCGTTCGCCTAAAGTGATTGGCTCCATTCGTTTATACCAAGGAACGTAACTCATTTTCTCTTCCTAAATAAATTAGCCACACCGCCAGTAGCAAAGCCAGGAACCTGACCTCCACGTGCAAAGTACTTCGGCAATACATTGGTCCACTGTTCAATAGTCATTTTGTAAACGTCATCCCCACGGGTATAAAGATCATGCATGACTCGTTCAATATCACTAGTGCTTGTTTGTTCGTGCATAGCTATATTATGATCTGGGTTCTTCGTTTTCTCTAAATATTTTCTAGCCACCCTAGCTTTAACAATCATATCAATATCTTGTAATTTGTATCCTTCTTTAGCTAAGTCAGACGTACTCTTGGTGCTATAAAGCTCATCCCAGACATCTAATTTTTTTAAATCGCCTAATTTATAGTTGGGATTAGACATAATAACATCTCCCTTACTATCAGTGGTATTATGCCAAACTTCTTTTCCATCCTCTCTTATTTTATTCGTTTTAGAATTCCATTTATCCCACCAAGATGTTCCTTCGGAAGAAGTCAATTCTCCTGTCTTCTTATCTGGAGTGGCACTGAATCTACCTGAAAACCGACTTATTTTCATAGGACCACCCCTCTCATCTAAACCTAAAACAATAAAATTAGGATTATCGGGATCTAGTATGGGAAATTTATCCCCATATTTTTTTACATTGTTTGCTTTTATTAATTTAGTCCGAGCCACGTCAAGCGCTGGACGTTCCGTCTCATAAATAGCAGCAATCAAATCTTTTTTAGGGCCCGTATAGACATCTCCTGGGATATTAGGATTGTCCACAATCTCTCTAATTCGTTTTTGAATCCCCTGAAGTCTTTTATTAACTTCCCCTAAAGACAATTTACTAAAATCAAATTCTTTTCGACCTTTATCAATTAAAGTGGACATTTTATCCTGTAAGTTCTTCTCTAAAGCTGCTTTCTCCGTTTTAGAAAGACCGCTCATGGCACTAATATCCGTCAGCATGTTATCAATCTTCTCCATCTCCTTGGTATAAGGAGGAAGATTCTGTTGATTCTCATAAACGCTAGGATTCCAACCTGTAAAGGGATCTTCTGGTTTTTTCTTTTTAAATAATCCTTCCACCCCTTCTTTCTTGCCTAATGTTTTCTCATGATTTTTTAAAATATTTTTATTAGACTCAAAGATGGTTTTCTGTTTACCATCCAATTGTAATTTTTTATTTTTTATAAGATCATCAATTTGAGTAATAGCTTCTTTAAATTTTTTCCAGTCTTTCACAGCGGTGTGAACTCTATTCACCACTGCATTTGCAAATTTTCCCCCTTTGGGGATCATGCCTATAATATTTAAAATACTCATCTAATAATATTCCCTTACTTCTGGAGGTTTCTTAGGATCCTTGTAATCTTCTGGATGCGTAATCCATCCCCCTTGTCTAAATCGCATTAACGCTTGAGTGGTACTATCCACCAAGTCATCATGATCACCAAACGGAAAGGAAGCACATTCTTCGATAACTCTTGAGCGTACTCCATCTCCACTGGAGCCCAAATTCGGCCCGACTCAAAAAGAGGTGAGACCGCATTTACTCTACTATGCTTATCATTTCCTTTGCTCGGCGTAAAGTTAATAACTGGAATCCCTATGGCTCTTAATTCAAACGCCAAGGGTAGCCCTGCTGCCTTCGACTCAATAATGACGGTATCCGGTTCCCAATACTTATAAAGATCAAGCGCCTTGCGCCTTAATTCTGGAAACTCGTACCTTCCTCTTACACTGTCCACGAGGATTAAATTGTCAGGCGTATCTTCTGAGGTTGAAAACACACCCCAGGTCGTAATGGCTGAAAAGTCAGCCGTCTCTTTTTTCAAATAAGCGGTATCGTAGCTTTGAATGACATGTTTCAAAGGAGGCATCTTTGGAGACTTCCATTTCCTCCACCACTCTCGTTTAATGAGTGCTCCTTCTTCAGACGTTGGATTCTGCATATATTGAGAATTCCATTTAGGAAGAGCAACCGATGCTTTAACCCCTAACAATTGTTCCAAGTCCCAATACTCTGGCCACACGGGTTTACCGGATGGCAAGATAGCAGGAAATTCTACAACCTCCCACTGATCGGCTTTAGGTTCTTTTTGAGCGGCTTGTAAAATGCCAGTTAGATCTCGTGTATTCCATCTCGTCATAACCAGGACAATTCTTCCTCCGGGTTGAAGACGTTGCCTAGGTCCTGCAGTATACCATTCATACGCTCGTTCCATTGCGGTCTTGGACATGGCATCTTGTTCAGAATGCGGGTCATCAATAATCAATAGGTCTGCACCTCTTCCCGTCACCGCTCCTTCTACTCCAACGGCAAAATACTCGCCTCCCTGATCAGTCTCCCAGCGACCAGCGGCTTTCGAGTCTTCCATCAATCGAGTTACAAAAACTTTTTTATATTCTTCTGTATCCATTAAGTGTTTGGCTTTACGACCAAACCTTACCGCCAGTTCTGCTGTGTGGGTTGCTTGAATAATTTTTAATTTAGGATTCCTTCCAATCATCCACGCAGGAAGAAGGTAGGATGCAAATTCAGATTTTGTATGCCGGGGTGGCATGTTAATAATGAGTCTCTTTATTTCACCGGTTGCTAATTTATTAAATTTATCAGCAATCACTTTGTGATGGGACCCCTCTATAAAATCTGGCCACATGTGTTTGACGAACGTTAAGAAATCTCCTTGGATCTCATTCAAGGTCTTCTTGCGGCTCAGTTGAATAAGCTTCTTCTTGGCTTTCCGTCTAAGCTCTGGAGGCAGCTTTTCTATTTTCTCTATAATTTCTTTTAATGTTAAATTTTTTTGCATAATTTTTTATATTATGGGACCCATAAAGTATTTACCAGCATTGACTGTCTAAATCAAGCAATTCAACCAAAAGTAGTGGGACCCCTTTTTATATTAAGTGTTTTAGTGTTTAAGGAATTGTCTTTTTTCGGAATGGACTTGGTACCTCTATCAACTCGCTACATATATAATAATATAGATACAAGCTACGAGCCGCGCGCTGCTAGGCGCGTGGCTCTCGAGGACTTAACTCGGTCGAGTTAAATTTGTATTGTTGTATTGTTCTTCTGTCATTGGTATTTGTCGATTGTTTAATTGATTAGCCCATCGCCAATTCGATGTTGTTCCACTTTGCCAATCATAATCATAATCTTTATACCACGCATTATCTTCTGTTAGTTTAATTGGCTCATGTATTCTACCGAAGTGATCAACCGCTCGTTGACCAAACTTAGTAAACCAATCATCCGCACATCGCTGCGAACAAAAGTTGTCATCGTAAATCATATGTGATCTTCTTCTAGTCTGATAATACTTAGCGCCTTTCGGTCCTCGTATTCTGTCTTTTGTTTTATACTGATGACACTTTGGTCCTTGACAATATTTCATTAGTGCACACTCTCTTTCTTCTCTTTTTCTTTCTGTCTTTTAAATGCNATCCAATCTTCTGAACTTTCAATAATCTTTTGAAGTTTAGGAAGTGTGAGCAACATCATAACCCACGAAAATTCTTCCTCGGTAAAGACACCGCTTTCGTCAACATTTTGTATGCGTCTTAAACTTTCCTCTATACTTTCTTTTTTACCTTGCCAGATATAATCAATCGCACTCAAAAATTTAGAGTGCAACCATTCTGGCAAGTTGTCATCAACTATTCTTTTTTCCATTAGTCTAACAAAGTCATATAAGCTTTCGGATTTAATCTACTAAACTTATCTAACCCCTTTCGCATTGTGTCATAGTCCTCTTTTATTTCAGCATTTTTGATTTCATAATAAAGTTTTTCTTCTTCTTTATTAACCATATCAATCTGACCAGAATAAGGATTTATTATCTCTATTGTTCTTTTTTCTGTTTTAGGCATTTAACACCTCATACTTTCCAGTTGCAGTTCGGTAGCCATTGGCATCGACATCAAAGTAAGTCATGCATGGAATTCCCTTTTTTGAATTCCAAGTCTTACATTGGCTATCCCATTTTCCTCGTCTTGTGATTGTCTTGCTATGTTTATGAGCATAGTATCTAATTGTAAAATAGACATCTATGTCAAATAGTTGTTTGTCTTTCATTATGTCCTCTTTCTGTTGTTTGTTATGTATGGGATTATATGTTAAATCCCATACATAGTCAAGTCTGATTACTGTACTTGTTCTTGATTGTATTTTAACCTAGCCGCTATTTTCTGCTCTCTTGTTTGAGTTTTATTCTTCATACCTTTTATTCTATCCGCCAGATTTTTTGGATTGTAAATAACTAGACCAGTTGAGTTCGTTCTAATTATTTCTGCGTCATTAATATTTAATCCAAGTTCAGTTGATAACTCAATCGCCTCGTCTAAATATTTATAACCTTTTAAACCAAGTTTGATTTCTTTCATTTGATTTAAAACACTCTCAATCCATTTTTCGTGGCACATAATTAAATGACCTTTCTTGGCTTGCCAAAACATAAGAGTATCATATTCCTCTTTATTGCAACCGATTGATCTATCTCTACAATATTCACGACCAATCAAATCCAAAACATAATCATTGTTCCATT